CCGTGGCAAGTATCTAGTCAAGAACCGAGTCACAGGTCAGATCTTCGAAACACCACAGATCGCATACATGCTAATTGCGATGACTCTGTTTCAATCATATCCGAAAGAAACAAGGTTGAAGTTTGTCAGAGATTACTATGACATGATTAGCCAGCATTATGTGTCGCTTCCTACTCCAATCATGGCAGGTGTGCGTACACCGCAGCGTCAGTTCTCAAGCTGTGTGCTAATCGAAACCGATGACTCGCTTGATTCAATCAACGCAACCAGTTCTGCTATCGTAAAATACGTCAGCCAAAAAGCTGGCATCGGTGTTGGTCTTGGCTCTATCCGTGCTATCGGTTCACCTATTCGTGGTGGCGATGCCGTACATACTGGTATCGTTCCTTTCGCGCGTCTGTTTCAGTCAGCAGTCAAGTCATGTAGCCAAGGTGGTGTGCGTGGTGGTGCTGCGACGGTGTACTATCCTGTGTGGCACCTAGAAGTCGAAGACCTGCTTGTACTCAAGAACAACAAGGGTACAGAGATGAATCGTCTGCGTCAGATGGACTATGGCGTGCAGTTCAACAAGCTGATGTATGAGCGTCTAGTGACTGGTGGAAACATCACGCTGTTCTCGCCGAAGGATGTTCCTGGCTTATACGAAGCCTTCTTCAACGACCAAGACAAGTTCCGTGAGTTGTACGAGAAAGCTGAGCGCACTCGCTCCATCCGTAAGAAATCTATTCCAGCAGTTGAGCTGTTCTCTATGTTTATGCAGGAACGCAAGGACACAGGTCGCATCTATCTAATGAACGTCGACCATGCCAACGACCATGGCTCGTTCCTAGCAGACAAAGCACCTGTGCGTCAGTCAAACCTATGCGCTGAGATTACTCTACCGACTAAGCCACTCAACGATATCAACGATCCGAACGGCGAGATCGCGCTATGCACGCTGTCAGCTATCAACTGGGGCTTGATTGATGAACCATCTGACTTTGAGAAGCCTTGTGAGATGGCAGTTCGTGCGCTTGATGCGTTGCTTGACTACCAGAGTTATCCTGTTCTAGCAGCAGAGATAGCGAACAAGGCTCGCCGTCCACTTGGTATTGGCATCATCAACTTTGCTTACTGGCTTGCTAAGAACGATCTGAAGTATCAGGACATCGATGAAACTGGTCTGATGAAAATTGATAGCATGGCTGAAGCATGGTCGTACTATCTAATCAAAGCATCTGTTAAGCTGGCTAAAGAGAAAGGTGCATGCGAGTGGAACGACCAGACTAAGTACGGACAAGGCATCCTTCCTATTGACACCTACAAGAAAGATGTTGATGCGCTGATGGGTATGAGCGGAGCAAGCGAACCAACCGCGCACTGGACTCAGCTACGCAAAGATCTAAAAGAATATGGTATTCGTAACAGCACACTCATGGCTCTGATGCCAGCTGAAACTTCCGCTCAGATTTCTAACAGCACCAACGGCATCGAACCACCTCGCGCGTTGGTATCTATCAAGCAATCGAAGGATGGTGTGTTGGCTCAGGTTGTGCCAGAGATCCGTCGTCTAAAGAATAAATATGACCTGCTCTGGGATCAGAAGTCACCGCTTGGCTATCTGAAGATTATGGCTGTGCTACAGAAGTATGTCGACCAGAGTATCAGCGTCAACACCAGCTATAATCCTAAGTTCTATCCCGAAGAACAAATCCCGATGAGCGAATTGCTACAGCATCTGTTGCTGTGCTACAAGTGGGGCATCAAGACACTTTACTATTTTAATACCGCTGACGGTGCTGGTGAAGTAGACGTAGAGTTGAAACCAGTCGAAGCTGATGAAGCTGATTGTGATAGTTGTAAGATTTAAGGAAAACAAATGAAACTGAGATTCAAAACCTACAACCACGAAAACGTAAAGCCAGACCAAGAGAAGACGATGTTCTTCGACGAGTCAGTTGCTATTGCTCGTTATGACGTACAGAAGTATCCGTTCTTCGAAAAGATGACGGATCGCCATCTTGGCTTCTTCTGGCGTCCTGATGAAATCGACGTCACGCGCGATGCTAAGGACTTCAAGGAACTGACACCGCACGAACAGCACATCTTCACTAGCAACCTGAAACGTCAGATCGTGCTTGACTCAGTACAAGGTCGCAGTCCAGTCACTGCATTCCTTCCTATTGTTTCGCTCCCTGAAGTTGAGACATGGATTCAGACGTGGGCTTTCTTTGAGACTATTCACTCACGAAGCTACACGCACATCATCCGCAACGTCTATGCTAATCCAAGCGAAGTGTTCGATGGCATCAACTCTATTGCTGAGATCGTCGACTGCGCCAAGGACATCAGTAGATACTACGATGAGTTGGTTCTATGGAATAACCACGGAGAGTACGGAAGCTACAAACACAAGAAAGCATTGTGGCTTGCACTGAATGCTGTCAACGTGCTAGAGGGCATTCGCTTCTACGTGTCGTTCGCTTGCTCTTGGGCTTTCGCCGAACAGAAGAAATCTATGGAAGGCAATGCTAAGATTATCAAGCTGATTGCGCGCGATGAGAACCTACACCTCGCTTCTACTCAGCACATGCTAAAAACGCTACCGAAAGATGACCCTGACTTCGCTAAGATCGCCGAAGAAACTCAGGATGACTGTGTCGCTATCTTTGACTCAGCGGTAGAGCAGGAGAAGTCATGGGCGAAGTATTTGTTTAAGGATGGCTCTATGGTTGGTCTGAACGAACAGATGCTGTGTGAATACGTTGAGTGGCTGGCTGCGAAACGCATGCGCTCAATTGGTCTACCGACTAAATATAAGAGCGGTACGAATCCTCTACCATGGACTCAGCGTTGGATTGCTGGTTCTGAGGTTCAGGTTGCACCACAAGAAACAGAGATTAGTTCGTACATTGTCGGTGGTGTCAAGAAAGATGCTACTAACGAAACATTCCAAGGATTCAGCTTATGAAAACCTACAACGATTTTATGGAGCAGTACAATGACTCTCTTGCTGATAAGACCATGAAGCGGAGAGAAGAAAACCAACGCGCAGCAGAACAGCGTCGTCAAGAAGCAGAACAGAAACGCGCAGAACGCGAGCGCGAAGCCGAGCAGAGAAAAGCTGAAGCTGAGCAAAAAAAAGCTGAAGCTGAGCGCGCACGCACTGAAAAATTGAAGTAATTTACATGAAAATCATCGGCATCGATTATTCGATGACCAGTCCTTCAATATGCGTACATTATGGTGAAGAATGGTCTATTCGTAATTGTCAGTTTTACTTTCTAACTGACCGCCCGAAACTCGAGGGCAAAACAAATCAGTTCAATGGAACGCTACATCCTATTCACTCATGTGAAGAACAGCGATACGACAACATCTCAAACTGGGCGATGAGTATCATACAGCCAGTTGATGCTAACAGAATTGTGCTAGAGGGTTATTCGTTCGGTTCTACTGGTCGAGTATTTCATATCGCTGAGAACATTGGATTGTTAAAGCATAAGATGTGGGAAGCAAAGTTTAAGTTTGATGTAATTGCTCCCACTGCTATTAAGAAGTTCGCAACTGGTAAAGGAAACGCGAACAAAGAAAAGATGCAAGAATCATTTATTGCAGAAACCAACATTGATGTTAAGCTGGTATTAAGCCAGTCTGAAAAGCAATGGTCGCCGAGTGGTGACATAATTGACAGTTATTATATGTGCAAATATGCATGGCACTTAGCAACGACAGGAGTACAACCAGATGATAGACTTACCACCACCGATCCCGACTGACTTCCCGCAGAACTCTGTTGTAATTGTAATGGATGCCAGTCAACACATTAACGAAGATCGTCTGTATATTTACAAGGTCAACGATAAGCAAGAAGCTGTTCTAGTGAAAAGAACTAAGACCGCGCATGGCATTGGCTCAGACCGTGACCGTGATGGTTACATCGATAAATTCAGCAACAGATACAACACCTATGCTAACAGCGAGGGTGTTTACAAAATAGCTGAGAAGTATCGTGGCTCTTGGAGTCCAGCTTACAGACTTGATGGGCTTGACAAAACTAACAGCAATGCGCGTGGTCGTGCGATTGTGCTACACGAAGCTGACTATGTTACGAAGAAACGCGCAGGTTATTCTCAGGGCTGTATCGTTGTGTATCGTGGGTTTGTTAAGGGTACACTTGTTCCGCTTATCTCTACTGCCAGTTCAGCGTGGCTGATAGTTAAGAATGGAAGCCTTCCCGTAAGTCATTGATTTCGTTAGAGTTATAAGTCATTGATTTCGAAGGGTTTAATTCCTTTACTTTTGACTCCAAATAGGGTATAATATTCTTATCTGATAGGAGTCTTTACATTATGTTAGTCTATTGCAAGTCCAGCTTCAAACCTAAGAAAAAGCGCAAGCCTGTTGCCAAAGCCAAGAAGTTCGTTCCGTCGTTCAAACCTATGCGCGAGATCGACTTTACTGCTGGCAAATATCGCGCGACCGATACGTCGCACATCCCCTCTAAAATTGAATCGTTCCTCGCCGAGCACGCACCAACGCATGTCATTCCCACTAAATATGATGGTGAGTTGGCTATTCGTGAAGCAGTCGCGCAGGAAGAAATCGCACGCAAAGCTAAGTGCGTCGCTCCTGCTTTCAACAAGGGAAATTATACTTACATCGCTTCGGAAGAACAAGCCAAGTGGGTGGGTAGAAAATAAAGGGGAACTCGCATGGGTTTGACCAAAGTATTATTTGCGTCAACCTTATTATGTTTGAGTGGATGTGTATTCGATTATGAAGTTCG